GACATTCCATTGCGTATGAGCTGCATACGAAAGCGGTGGATATTCTGGAAGGACGGAGAGTTGACCCGACCTTCTATCCGGTGGTGTATGGGCTTAAGGATGATGAAGACTGGGAGGATGAAGCAAACTGGTACAAAGTGAATCCGTCTCTTGGATATACGGTGGACATTGAGCGACTTCGGGATGCTTACCGGGAGGCAAAGCAGAATCCGGCAGATGAAGTGACTTTCAAGTGGCTTCGTTTGAACATGTGGGTGTCCAGTACGGTTGCATGGATTCCAGACGCGGTGTTTATGAAAGGTAATGAGGAAATTGACCTTGCCGCCTTGGTAGGAAGGGAATGTTACGGTGGTTTGGATTTATCCAGTACCGGAGATATCACGGCATTTGTTCTGATGTTTCCACCGAGGGATGAGACAGAGAAGTATGTGCTGCTTCCGTTCTTTTGGGTGCCGGAGGAAACGATACCGCAAAGAGTGAAGCAGGCTTCGGTTCCGTATGATGTGTGGGAGAAGCAAGGACATGTGCTGGCTACAGAAGGAAATGTGATTCACTATGATTTCATTGAAAAGTTTATCGAAGAGCTTGGGGAAAAGTACAACATTAAGGAAATTGCTTTTGACCGATGGGGTGCAACTCAAATGGTGCAGGATTTGGAAGGAATGGGATTTACGGTAGTTCCTTTTGGACAGGGATTTTCTTCAATGAGTGCTCCGACCAAGGAGTTCTATAAATTGTTGATGGAAGGGAACGTCGTGCATGGTGGACATCCGGTGCTTCGGTGGATGGCAGGGAATGTGGTGGTTGATACAGACCCGGCGGGAAACATTAAGGTGACCAAGGCGAAATCAAAGGAGAAGATTGACGGTATCGTGGCTGCCATTATGGCACTGGATAGATGTATCAGAAATCAGGGGCAGCAGGGAAGTGTGTATGATGAAAGAGGAATATTATTTGTTTGAATATTAAGTATTGGGATAAAATGTCGATAATAGTTTATAGTAAATTATTGGAGGGAATCTATGAAAAAACAAATGAAGAGAAATAGACGAATAATCTACGATAACATTCGCACTTTGTACCAAGAAACAGGAAAAGAATTGTTAAAGAAGAACCCAGAAAATATGGACAAGTTGCATAATGTAATACTCGTGTGTGCAATTTTGTTGCTGGTTTCATCTGTTCTGAGTATATTTATTCAGAACATTGTTACAATGGTTTTTCTTTTAGTAGTTTTCGTTGTTTTTATTATTCTTGCACTTCGCAATCGCAAGATGGAAAAGCAAATGAAAAACTTCCTTGAAGAAAAAGCAGAACAAATTAAAGAAGTATGCAAGATGTGTATAAAAGACGAAGCGGATAAGTATGGTATAAAGCCTGAAGAACTTGCGTTATATTTGCGTTGCAATTATACGCTACCTAAATGGATCAAATGGATTCGTGTATTTATTTCCGTAATTTTTACTGGACTGGCAGTACAATATTTACCGGGTTTTGATCAAGTGGAGCAAGGTATATTCACCTTTGCTATTTTAGTTGGTGCCAATTTAGCTATTTCTTGGGTTGGTTCCTACATTAACGCAAAATTTGAGGAAGTGGATAGTTTTGCTTTTTATATAATAAATCCATATTCTGACCTTTTTGCTGAAATAGACGAGAAGCTTAAGTAAAATATGATGATGAGAGGGGCACTTATCATTGGATAGGTGCTTTTCTTTTGCCCTAAATTAGAAGGAGAGTGATTACGATGGGATTATTACAAGGGATTTTTAAGTCAAGAGATAAGCCCCAAAATGCGACTGCAGGAAGTTCGTACCGGTTCTTTATCGGGGGAAGTTCCAGTGGAAAGAATGTCAATGAGCGGTCGGCGATGCAGATGACGGCGGTGTATTCGTGTGTGAGGATTTTGTCAGAAGCGGTGGCGAGTTTGCCGCTACATGTGTATCAGTACAATGCAGAGGGTGGTAAGGAAAAGGCGGTGAAACATCCGCTTTATTTTTTGCTCCACGATGAGCCGAATCCGGAGATGACTTCCTTTGTGTTTAGGGAGACTTTGATGACGCACCTGCTTTTGTGGGGGAACGCGTATGCTCAGATTATCAGAAATGGTAAGGGAGAGATTGTGGCGTTGTATCCGCTGATGCCGAACCGAATGACGGTGGACAGGGACGATAAGGGACAGCTTTATTATCGTTATAACACCAGCAAGGATGACGCACCAACCATGAAGGGAAGTATGGTGGACTTGAAGCCGTCGGATGTGTTGCATATCCCGGGACTTGGGTTTGATGGCTTGGTTGGGTATTCGCCGATTGCGATGGCAAAGAATGCGATTGGCATGGCGATTGCCTGTGAAGAGTACGGTGCGAAGTTTTTTGCAAATGGTGCGACACCGGGCGGTATTTTGGAGCATCCGGGTACCGTGAAAGATCCTCAGAGAGTGAGGGAGAGTTGGACTTCTGCTTTTGGTGGCAGCTCCAATTCAAATAAGGTGGCTGTTTTGGAGGAAGGAATGAAGTACACACCGATTTCCATTAGTCCGGATCAGGCACAGTTTTTGGAAACAAGAAAGTTTCAAATCAATGAGATTGCTCGAATTTTCAGGGTGCCGCCGCATATGGTGGGTGACCTCGAAAAGTCGAGCTTTTCTAATATTGAGCAGCAGTCCTTGGAGTTTGTGAAGTACACCTTAGACCCATGGGTAACAAGGTGGGAGCAGGCGATTGTACGCTCTTTACTGAATGCGGAGGAAAAGGCGAAGTTCTTTGTCAAGTTCAATGTGGATGGGCTTCTTCGTGGCGATTATCAGAGCCGTATGAACGGTTATGCCATTGGCAGACAGAACGGATGGATGAGTGCAAACGACATCAGGGAACTGGAAAATCTGGATCGTATTCCGGAGGAGGATGGGGGAGACCTTTATCTCATCAATGGCAATATGACCAAACTTAAGGATGCCGGTCTTTTTGCAGAGGCAGGCAACGGAAAGGAGGAAACCGATGAGGAAGTTTTGGAGGTGGAAGAACCGGACGGTTCTGAATCAGGAGACACAGGTGGAGACGGTGGAGAGAACCTTGTTCCTAAACGGCACCATCGCAGAAGATAGCTGGTTCGATGACGATGTGACTCCGCAGATGTTTAAGGAAGAGCTTATCAGTGGCAGCGGTGATATTACAGTCTGGATTAACTCGCCGGGCGGTGACTGTGTGGCAGCGGCGCAGATTTACAACATGCTCCGTGAGTATAAGGGAAAGGTGACCGTAAAGATTGACGGCATTGCGGCTTCGGCTGCATCGGTGATTGCAATGGCAGGGGATAGGGTGCAGATGTCACCGGTATCCATGCTGATGATTCATAATCCGATGACCATTGCTTTTGGCGATTCGGGGGAGATGCAGAAAGCCATTGATATGCTGTCCAGTGTGAAGGATTCCATCATCAATGCATATGAGCTGAAAACCGGATTGTCCAGAACGAAGTTGGCGCATCTGATGGATGCAGAAACTTGGATGGATGCCGGAAAGGCGATTGAGCTTGGATTTGCGGATGAGCTCATTATGAGGAATGTGGATGTGGAAAACATCGAGATTCCACAGGTATCTATGCTGTATTCCAAGACGGCTGTAACCAATTCGCTGATGGATAAGATTGCAGCTAAGTGTAAGATTCAGCAGAAAAATGTAACTACAGAAACCGGCACTGGGAAAGGTGCAGTGGAAGCCGATTCGCTGATGAGTCGGCTTAATTTATTGAAAAATTGGAGGTAAGAGATGATGAGTATTCAGGAATTGAGAGAGAAGAGAAACAAGGCATGGGAAGCTGCAAAGGCTTTCGTGGAGACAAAGCGTGATAAGGACGGTCTGTTATCTGCAGAAGATGCAGCCACTTACGCTGAGATGGAACAGAAGGTGCAGAATTATTCTGCTGAGATTGCCCGTATGGAAGAGATGGAGGCAATGGAGGCTGAGCTTAGCAAGCCGGTAAACACTCCGATTACTGCAAAGCCGATGAATGGTGGCAAGGCTCCGGAGCAGAAGACCGGTCGTGCATCCGATGAGTACCGTGATGCGATGCTGCATGCTATCAGAAACAACTTCCGTAACATCAGAAACGTACTTTCCGAAGGTATTGATGCCGATGGTGGTTATCTTGTACCGGAAGAGTACGATTCCAGATTGATTGAGGGTCTGGAGGAAGAGAATATCTTCCGTAGACTTGGTACTACGATTGTGACCAGCGGTGAACGTAAGATTAACATTGCAGGCTCTAAACCGGCGGCTGCTTGGATTGATGAGGGTGAGGCATTGACTTTTGGCGATGCAAAGTTTGACCAGATCAATCTGGATGCACACAAGCTCCATGTGGCAGTTAAGGTTACCGAAGAGCTTTTGTATGATAATGCGTTCGGTCTTGAGAATTATCTGATTCGTCAGTTCTCCAGAGCATTGGCGAATGCGGAAGAGGATGCATTCCTTAACGGTGACGGCACCGGTAAGCCGCTTGGTATCTTTGCAGAGAACGGTGGTGGTGAAATCGGTGTTACCGCTGCAAGTGCAACGGAAATCACTGCAGATGAAATCATCAATCTTGTGTATGCGCTTAAGCGTCCGTACCGTAAGAAAGCAAAGTTCATCATGAACGATGCAACGATTGCGATGCTTCGTAAGCTTAAGGATGAAAACGGTCAGTATTTGTGGCAGCCGTCCTTACAGGCAGGAGAGCCGGACAGACTCTTTGGCTATGAGGTTATGACTTCTGCTTACGTTCCGACTGTGGCAGCTGGTAAGCCGGTCATTGCATTCGGCGATTTCAGCTACTACAACATCGGTGACCGTGGCGTTCGTTCTTTTGCTGAGCTTAAGGAACTGTTTGCCGGTAACGGTATGGTTGGCTTTGTGGCCAAGGAGCGTGTGGATGGCAAGCTGGTGCTTCCGGAAGCAGTGCAGATTCTTAAGATGGCTGAGTAAGAATGAAAGAGCGTGGTGCTGGCTGATGAGGCTGGCACCACTTTTCGGTGAGTTCGTAATGTTTCGCAATGTATTTCGCAATGTAGAAATGAGGTGAGAGCGTGGTAACAGTAGAGGAAATGAAGAATTATTTGAGGATTGATTTCGATGAGGATGATGAGCTGCTGTTACAGCTTATCACTCAGGCAGAGAGCATTTGCATGGATGTGGCAAGGCTTGAACGGGAAGCGTTCGAGAAGGAACCAATTGCAAAGATTGCCGTGTTTTATACGGTAGCATATTTTTACGAGCATCGGGAAGATGCAAACCATCATGAGCTGATGCTGGATTTGAGGAACATTCTGTTTGGAATCAGACAGGAGGGATTTTGATGAAGGTGTCACTTATGAACGAGAAAATCTTATTTCAGAAATCTGCTGTGCAGGTGGATGAAATCGGGAACCGGAAGAACGGATGGCAAGATTATTTTTCCTGTTTTGCCACCATCGGTAGCGAAAACGGTTCCGAAAAGAGTGAGGCAGGGCAGGTGACAGACCATACAGGGATTGCGTTCACTGTCCGATTTTGTAAAAAGGCGGCGGCTGTATGTTCCGGGCAATATCGGATTTTGTTCCGGGAGGAACTTTATAACATTATTTCTGTGGATCATATGAATTTCAGAAAGAAATCCTTGAAGTTCCGGTGTGAGAAAGTGAGGCGGTAGGCATGGGTTCGGGAATTGTAGTTGATAAGATGGCAGATGCAATCATGCAGGGTCTTATGGAATATGCCGAACTTGCGTCGGATGAAATGAAGGTTGCCGTAAAGAATGCCGGGAAGACGGTACAGAAATCAATTAAGAAGAATGCTCCGGTGAATACCGGTGCATATGCAAAGAGCTGGGCTACTAAGAAGGTCAGGGAGTCTTCCAATACATTGCAGATGGTAGTGTATTCGAAAAATCGCTATCAGCTGGCACATCTGTTGGAGTACGGGCATGCGAAACGAAACGGCGGAAGAGTGGAAGGAAAAGCCCACATCGCTCCAGCCGAAAAGGACGGCATTGAGAAGCTGCAGGAAGACATTGAACGTGCATTGAAAGGATGATGAGATGGAAGTTTTGTTACAGCTTTTAAGAGAAATGAATCTTCCCTTTGCTTATCATCATTTTGCAGAGGGAGAATCGCCGGAGCCCCCGTTTATCTGTTATCTGTTGCCGGGAAGCAATAACTTTTCGGCAGATGGCAAAGTTTATTACAAGATAAATGAGGTTCATTTGGAACTGTACACTGATTTTAAGGATTTGGCGGTGGAACAGAAGATAGAGGCGGTGCTGTATGAGCACGACATCTTTTACAACAAATCTGAAACTTGGATTGAGAGTGAACAGCTTTTTGAAGTCCTATACACTTTTGAAATGGAG